CACCAAGGCGTGCACGCAACTTACGAGATACGGACAACCCGCGACCCGTGTATCCGAGGCCACCCACCTGCACCGGAAGATGCAGGCGGGGATCCTTCACGATCCACGGGAAGCGGGCTCTCATCACCCTCTCCATTCGCCTAAGCCCCAGGTTGTCGAGCCTGAGGTCGGCCCCCACCGGTGCCCGAAGGACCGGCGGTGGAACGGAGGGAGGGAAGTAGAGAGCCATCCCGTCCTTGTTCCACTCCTTGGGTCTCGCAAGAACCTCACAAGCCGTCCACGAGTGGTCGGCCTTAAAGGTCTTGCGGACGTTAAGAGAAGCACCTACGGATTCGACGCGGTCAGCGTACAGGTCCAAGGCCAGACCTCCCTTGCGAGAGGAAGCCTTGACCCTGTAACGCCCCACGGCGTCGTCTCCATGAGTGAGACTCTTAGTGAACGCACTGGTAGCCCAGGCGTTCACCCAAGAGAGTACAACAAAGGACAGAGGCGTGCCCATCGGACTCCCTCGCCGGAACGACCCTTCACCGATCTTGTCGCCAAGGTCAGTGAAGCTCCATGTCGCTCCGTCTCGCAATCCAAGGCTCCTAAGGGCCATGGTCTCGTCCGCAGGACGAACGAGGCCACGGCTAATAAGAGCCTCGACGACTACCTTGATACAAGCATGGGAAAGCCCGTCCGTGGCCTTGGACAAGTCCAAGGACGCGAACCTTTCGCCATGTTTGTACTGAAGACCGTTGGGAACCTCAAGGGATCCGTCCTCGATACGCCAGTGGTTGGGAGCCAACCAGCGCAACGAGGAGCGGACCCACGATCCTTCTACAAAGGTCAAGCAATCGGGGACACCAATCACCCGAACCTTGTATCCGGATTGTCTGAGCGCGTGTGCCTTCATGCCAAAGGGTTTCCCCTGAGACCTGAGGTACAGCACACCCGCGCAGCGATAAGATTCCCTAAGGTCTTCAGACACCCCTTGGCATGGCTTGAGGACCACCCGGGCCTTCTGCAGGCAGAAGGCACCGAGCGAGTCGCCAGACCATGGGTGGTACTTGGCCTGGGTTTCACCCCGGGCCTCGCACCCCTGTCCAAGGTGTTCGAGGTAGCCGTCGACACCGCCTCGAGTGGCAGGCCACTCGAGACAGCTGGAAAGCGAGGAGGGAAGCCTCCTTGGAGCCCGAACCTTGCCATTGCCACTTACGCCGGGCGCAAGAGCAACGAAGGAACGGAGAGACTCCAAGGAGGCAGCCGATGTGGGATAATCGGAGGTCGCCATTACCTTCGCGCTCTGGAGAGCACAAACCGTAGCCCCCTGGGGGGGTTCCGGGAGTGCCCGAGCGAGACGGGTAAAGGCGAAGGCGTTCTCGGGCTCGCGCACTGCCAGGTAAGTCAGCGCCTCGACCACATCCTTCCGGATGCGGCACGGGGAGTTGACAAACCTCTTGGAGTGCAGGGCGTGCCCGCGAACGTTGTGACACAGCGTCTTCAACTCTTGCACGACGAATGCCAGGCCTCGGCCTGGTATCGTTGCCGTTACCCAAGAGTGAAGATGCCACGCCACCCTCCGATCATCCCAGCCAGATAGGACAAGACCGCTCCAACAAGTTGTCCAGACTTGTTGGAGTGGAGACATTTCGCCTCCGTGATGCCGGTGCGCACGGGCCTCTTTCGAGGGGCGTGTGCGACCGTTACGCGGTTGGCTCTTTACAGATAACGTGAGTCGTCTGTAGGTGTTGCGCAGC